TCGCCGGAAGTGATCCAGAATGCTCTTGATGAATTTCTTCCGCTCCATCATTCAATTGATGATAAGTATTTTCAAGAATGGGTTGAAACTTCAGATAAATCTCTCGATGTCGATCCATGTCGAATCGATCTGAGTGTTTTCAACAACTGGCAGTCTTCGGAAAGCTGCTATGAACCTCGGTTTAAAACCGGTGCATTATCCACACGTAAGGGCACTCAAACTGAAGCCCTATTAGCAATAAAGAAACGTAATATGAATGTGCCTAACCTGGGGCAGATTTATGACGTGAATTCTGTTGCTAATTCCGTGGTTAATAAGTTCTTAACAACTGTTATAGATCCTGATAAGTTGTGCATGTTTCCAGATTTTATATCTGAGGGTGAAGTTTCATATTTCCAGGACTATATAGTTGGGAAGAATCCCGACCCTGAATTATATTCAGACCCTCTAGGTGTTCGTTCCATCGATAGCTATAAACACATGATTAAATCCGTGTTAAAGCCCGTTGAAGATAATTCTCTACACCTAGAACGGCCGATGCCAGCAACCATAACATACCACGATAAAGATATCGTGATGTCGTCTTCACCAATTTTTTTGGCTGCTGCTGCCCGCTTGATGTTAATCTTAAGAGATAAGATAACCATACCGAGCGGAAAATTCCATCAATTGTTTTCCATCGATGCTGAAGCCTTTGATGCAAGTTCCCATTTTAAAGAGATAGACTTTTCTAAGTTTGATAAAAGTCAAAATGAGTTGCATCACTTGATCCAAGAAAGGCTTCTGAAATACTTAGGTATACCCAACGAATTTCTAACCTTATGGTTTAATGCGCATAGAAGATCCCGAATTTCAGATTCGAAGAATGGTGTTTTTTTTAACGTCGATTTCCAACGTCGTACTGGAGATGCGCTCACATACTTGGGAAACACAATAGTGACGCTAGCTTGTCTGTGTCATGTGTATAACTTGATGGACCCAAATGTGAAATTCGTTGTTGCTTCCGGTGATGATTCATTGATAGGTACTGTGGAGGAATTGCCAAGAGATCAAGAGTTTCTTTTCACGACTCTTTTTAATCTTGAAGCGAAATTTCCTCATAACCAGCCTTTCATATGCAGTAAGTTTTTGATTACTATGCCCACTTTGAGTGGAAGCAAAGTTGTACTGCCGGTACCGAATCCACTGAAACTCCTCATACGCTTGGGTTCGAAGAAAGTCAATGCCGACATATTCGATGAATGGTATCAATCCTGGATTGATACAATTGGTGTTTTTAATGATCACCATGTTATCCGATGCGTTGCCGCGATGACAGCACACAGGTATCTTAGAAGACCGAGTTTATACCTAGAAGCTGCTTTAGAATCCCTAGGTAAGATCTTCGCTAGTAAGACCTTGTGTAAGGAATGCCTCTTTAATGAGAAGCACGAGTCTAATGTAAAAATTAAGCCTCGTAGAGTGAAAAAATCCCACTCGGATGCCAGGTCAAGGGCACGCCGAGCTTGACGTTTTCTTGACATAAGTCAAATTGCCAACCTCCACTGGGTGGATTAAGGTTGAGGTATAGAATCCTATTCGCTCCTGATAGGAGAAATTCTATATTGCTTATATATGTGCTTGTGCACATATATAAATGCTCATGCAAAATTGCATGAATGCCCCTAAGG